GGATATGTTCGTCTAAAAGCGCACCCAGAGTTTCCGTGGGCGGAAACTGCCGCAGTTTGTTTAGAGTGGAACCCGCAAAACATGCAGTGGTTATTGTGGTTGAACAATCGCTCTATGGACCAAAGCCGATGACCGCCCTCACCTTGGCGCAAGTGGCCGAAAGGCTGGGCGGCGTATCAGTCCGCACGCTCAAGGACACGATTCGACAGGTTGGAGCGCCGTTTCGTAAGGTCGGTAAAGAATGGCTTATGACCGAAGACGACTACCGCTTTTTTCTTGAGGCTGTGAAATGTCGCTCCACTACCGCAGGCGCGGGCAATTCTGGCACGTCCGAGGAACGATCAGGATCGGCCAAACGTCGCGGCGGATTCCTGAACAAACAACCGGATGCGTTGAACGCAATGCTGCGGAGTCCTTCGGGGCAAAACTACGGCGCGAGGTCGAAGCCGAACTCCTCCACGGGAAGCCCGCTGTCCGTCGTGAAGTGACGTTCGATCACGCCGCCGCGATCTATCTTCAAAACCACGGGCATTTGTCAGACCTAACCCGCGTCGGAACTCTCAGGCAATTTTTCCAGGGCTACATGCTCCACGACATAACCGCAGATGACTGGCAGGCCTTTTGCCGCCAAGTTCTGCCCGGTCGAGCCGGGGCGACATGGGAGCGCCACGCCATTACTTTGCGCGGCCTGTTCGCTGCGGCGGGCGTGCCCAAGCCAAAGCTGCCCAAAAGCCCGAAGGCGCGGCAGATTAATTCGGCGCTGGATTGGGCGACGGCTGGACGGCTGCTAGAAGCCTATGAGCCACACGTCCGGCCTATCGCCACACTGGCCTGTTACGCGGGCTTGCGGGCTCAAGAGGCCCTGCAATTGACCTGGGGCCAAGTCGATCTTGTGTCCGGCCATGTGCGTATCGTGAACCCCAAGAACGGCAGAGACCGGCGCGTGCCTTTGCACCCGGCCTGCATTGAGGCTCTAGCGGGCCTCCAGCGGCGTCAGGACCGCAACCCGGTATTCCTCACTCAAGACGGTCACCCCTGGCCAGACACGCGCCACAAGGGCGGCAATCCGCTTCGGCATTGGCATGGGCTGGCGTGCACTCAGATCGGGCTAACCGGCTTCCGCTGGCACGATTGGCGTCACCATTGGGCGACGTGGATGATCCGTCAAGGCGTCGATCTTCGGACGCTCATGGCTTGGGGCGGATGGGCGGACATGGAATCGCTGTTGAGATATTTGGAGGCCGACGAAGGCCAGGTCGCAAAACTGAGGGCTATGGGATGACTGCCCAGATTTTGCCCGCCGGTTTCCGTTTGTTCACGTCAAAATTGGGCAAAAGGCGTCAAAACGTGAACGGAAGAAACCGCAGAAATAAGCCAAAATGGTCGGAGAGAGAGGATTTGAACCTCCGGCCCCTGCCTCCCGAAAGCGTGGGGACGGCGTGAAGCGTCAACGACTTACGGGCAGTTGCCCAGATTTTGCCTGAAAACCAAAGCCATCGGCGCGGCGGACTGGGTGAATTTATAGGCTATAAAAACGTGGCCTTGCTTTTACCGGCCACACCTTTCCCGATGCCACGCCTCGCGCCGCTTCGACCGATCGCGGTCGTCGGCGATCCAGCCGAGCAGATCGGCGACGTATCCCGGCAGCGCGCGATAGCTGCCCGCCGTGCCCTTGGGCGGCGGTGGGACGGGCGCGGGTGTCGTCAGACTGAACGGCGGCGCTGGGCAGGCCAGAGCGGCCTGGACGGGCGCGAATACCCGCTCGGCGTCCTTACCGGCTGGCTCGGGCGTGAGCGTCGTGCAGCCCGTCAATGACAGGCTGAGGGTAATCGCACTGAGGGCGCGAGGGGACATTGGCGGCGATCCTGTCTTTGAGGGCGGAGAACTCGACGGCCGATCGCTGGCGGTGCTCGGCCAATGCGGCTTCAGCCTGGGCGCGAGCTTGCTCAATGCCGGCAATCTTCGCGGCTGCTGCGGCGGCGGCCCGGTCGGCAACTTGCCGGAAATCCCGGAAGGTTGACTCGGCGCGCGCCAGGTCCGCCTTGGTCCGCGCCAGCTCGGCCTCGGCGTCATAGGACCGCACGACGCGGACTGAGACCCACAGCATCGCCAGAACAAAGGCGACGATCACCGCGCCGCGGAACCCAGCCAGCGTAAAGCCAGCCCAAAGCGCGCCGGCGGAGATCCCGCCGATCAACAAATGCCAAAGCATGTTATGCCTCTACAGTTTGGTCGATCCAGGCACGACCGACAGGTCAATATTGAAGGATTGCTCACCGCAATAAGTCAGCAGGGTGCGAGCTGCGCGTCCGTGCGGCTTCGGGCTCCATTCGCCATGGAGCAGACAAGATCCTGTAACGCCCTGAACGACGCCGCAAAGCGTGCGAGCGAGTTGATCCTTGTCGTCCACCCGCTCAACCCAGGGGACGGCGACTAGGTCAAGGTCTCTGGACAGCGATCCATGAACTGCAATTGCAAACCCATGGCGCTTTGCCGCGACACGCATGGGTTGAAGTATTAGGTCCAGAAGCGCACGAACGGCCGCTCCTTGCACAACATCGTCAGCTAACGTTCGGTCACGCATTTGGATTGCTCCTACTGCGGCCCCATCGCCGCGCATGAAATCAAAAACGCCCAAAGGCTCCCCGCCGCGCAGAGCGACAGGAACGCAGCGATGCGAGCCGATTGATGAGGGCTCAGGGCTTCGGCTCGGCCGGCGGCTGATCCTGTCCCGGCGCAGGCGGCGCGGGAGGATCGGCGCCGATGCGCTTGGCGAACCCCGATAGCCCGATTTCGATGACCTTGAGCGCCGTGTCTCGCAGCGCCCGAATCCCCACCAGCGTGGCGATCGACGCGAAGCCAGCGGCGTAGGGCCCGGGCAAATCCATCCAGTCTGCCGTAAGAACGCTGACGATGACGACGAAGCCGGAAGACGACAGGTCTGCGATCAGCATCTTTTTGTCGATCTTGCCGTCCGCGCCGAGCCAGTCGTTCGCCCTTGCAACGGTGCCCGCTACCGATCCCAGAATTGCCCACGTCCACGGGCTCAAATGCCCGCTGCCCAACGAATCCGACATTGTCACCTCGCGGCTTGAAAGTGTTGGCAATCCGCGCGCGACTTGAAATCGCCGCCCCATGTCCAGCCTTCGCGCTTGAACGCCGCGACGATGCGCGGGTCCATCATGCCCGGACGCCATTTGACGCCGAGCGGATTGCGCGAGGGCGCAAGATCGATCGCCGCGCCATAGGCGTGGGTCGAGCGGGTTTCCAGCCCGCGCTTATTGCGGAAGACATACGCGCCGCCGAACAGGTGCAGGCCGAGCGATTGGATTTGGGCGAAGGACGGGAATTCTTGCTTGATCGCGCCGAACACGCGTTCGAGCGACGGTGCGACGAGTCGATGCACCCGGATGCGCGAAATGACCGTGTCGCGCGCCCAATCGGCCACCATGGGCCACGGCGCTTGCACATAGACCAGGTTTGCGGCCTCCCACGCGGCATTGGCCTTGCCATCGCGGTCTGGGTCTGGATCGCCATAAAACGCCGCCATGTCGCGTTCGAGCGGCCATTGGTTCGTCATAGTCCAACCCTCGCCATCAAATACGAGTCGATGATGTCCATTTCTTCCGTGGACGGAACGCGCGGCAGAATGCAGGCAAAGGCCAGGTCCATCGCCGAAAAGCTAGAGGCGGACACGCGACCGCCGCACAAGTTCCATGTCGCCTGCGGCGTAAACGCCGATCCAGTCGAAGTCAGCGCGCCTTGATCTGTTTTGTTTAAACGAATTCCGTTGGACCCGTCGTTGTCGCACCACGCCGAGGCGACAGCCCAGGTTGTTTTTCCGCCAGACGCTGCCGCTGCCTGGTATTGCTGCCCTGCGCTCGTGCCGGTCCCGCGCATCGTTTGAAGACGCGATGTGGTCTGGTCGCAAATTGGCGGTTGGGTTGAATTATTTGACGACGCCAAATAAACGCCACGACCGCTGGAAGCCGCCTTGCGATAGGCCATCGACGCGAACCACGACGTACCTTTCGGAACCGAGACAGACATATCGTCGTCGGTGCCGTCATAGCGGAGAAACCAGATGCCGGATTCGACCTTGAGCAGCGGCCGCTTTCCGCTTGTCGATTGAGTGGCGTTTCTTCCGCGCCCGCTTCGGTCCCGAACGAACCCGACAGGATCATTGTCGGCTTGCGCACGAGTGGTTGTCCCGGCGCTGTCCTGCCATGTCGAATCGAGATCGCCTGGATCAATGATTTGGTCGCATTGAAACCCGAACGGCGTCAGGCGCAGCGGCGTGAAATCCCGGAACGCGCCAGGGCCGGCCATCATCATGGCTTAGGATTCCCAGCGCGCCTGAACAGTGACTTGCGTATTCGACGTGTCCACGCGGCGCACCTCTAACTGATTTGCGTTTGTGAGGCCGTAGAACGGCATCATCGCGCCGGTCGGGATGCGCACGCCGACGCCGGATCCACCATGCCGGACTTCAAGGCTGACGCCGGTCTGGTTTGAAATCAGCATTTGTTTACATGCTTGCGACCCAAAGGCCGTCCAGTTCGTGCCGGTCGCATTGGTTTGGGCGTCGATGTGCCCCGCGCTCGACATCTGCGGCGTCACGCCAAGCAACCCGCCCAAAAGCGTGCGGAGGCGCTTCGCGATGGCGATCAGAGAACCATCTCCGCTCGCTTCTGCGTCTGTCGTGTTGCCAAGCCGGGTGTTCGTCGTGTCTTGGTTCGCCGACGTGGCCACGTCAGAAACGGAGACCGTACCAGAGACGGTCAGTGTGCCACCCAGAAGGGTACGCAGCCGTTTCAGAATTGCTATAGCCGAACCGTTGCCGGATGCCTCCGCATCAGCCGCAGCGCCAAGTGCAGCGATCTGGGTGTCCTGCTTGGCTTCCGTCGCCACGCCGACCGCTGTGCCGGACGTGTTGACGACGACGTAATTTGGCACGAACACGCCGGTCGTCACTTCCGTGACGTCGAGCACCTTCGTGTCGCCCGCTGCGTCTTTAATGTCCAATGTTGCCATGTGTTCTTACCCCTACGCCATCGTGCGCGGCAAATGGCCGTCGCAAAGAACCATTTCGCTAAAGCTGGCGATGTCGCCGGTGACAGTCGTTCCAGTCGCATAGGCGCGGACCTCGACGGCCGTGGCATCGCTGGGGATCGGGATGCCCGCGATGACTTGCGATCGCCAGGCGCCGCCTTGGTCGCCGCTGTTGTAAGTGCGATAGGTCGCCGAGCCGCCGGACAGACTAGCTGCCGTCACGATCACGTCTACTCGGCCCGTGTTAGCGTCGCCCAAAGTCTCATAAACGCGGCTGTGCAGAGATGCGAACCCCGCAGTCTTGAGCGATGTCAAATTGCCCGCGCTGACGGTTTGCGTCACGTATCCAATCGCGCCGCCAGCGTTGGTGATTTTGAGCGAATGCGCGCCGCCAAAGGCGCTGTCGATGTTGCCGGTGTCTTTCAGAATGGTTGGCGATCCAACCGCGGTCCAGTTGTCAGGAACCGCGCCGGACCATGTCTGAAAGTCGCCGTTCAGCAGCCTGTTCGTCGCCGTGACCGAGAGCGTCGATGTCACGGCTGCATCGGCGACGACGCTTGCCAGGTCCCATTCTTTCTCGAACGCGCGCGCGTAAAGCCGCGATCCGGCTTTGTTTGGATGAAGATTGTCGGTGTAGAGCGCGGGCGACAGGTTCGCCGCCTCGAACTCCTTCCGAACGTCGATGATCCGCGTCGATCCGCGCTGCGTGGCGATGTTGCGGATCGCCGTGTAGATTGGGTTCATGTTGTCGTCGTCGCGGTTTGGGGGCTGATAGAAAACCGCGTGGCGCGCGTTCGGCCAGGTCAACCTTACCTGCTCCATCGGCCCCATAAATTCGCCACGGATTTCGCAGTCGAACCGATTGGGCGTCGAGATGTTTTTTCCGTGATTCCACAGGACAAGCGTGCAACCCGGCAGGCCGGTCACGACGTTTGCATATCGGTCCGCCATCATGCGCTGCGGCATCGACAAAGAGCGCGCTGAATTGTGAATGCGGATCGTGCGGCCAGATGTGCCGGTCTGCAGCGTGGCGGCAGTCTGCCAGGCGTTGCCCGCCTCGTCGAAGGTGCGATACGTGACCGTGTGCAGCGGGTAGCGGCGCTGGATCGCCTGCGCGATGCGGAACCCGCCTTCGTCCCGCGCATCCATGAGGCTGTCGGAGATTATCAGAATATCGACGTCTGCCGCGCGCGCCTCGATCTGTTGCCGAGCGAACGACAGCGCGCCGACGCTGAGGCCGTGTGCCTTGCAGCGCTTCTGGAAATAGGCGACGGCCCGCAACCATTCGTCATGCGTGGCGGTGCGCTCGATCGCCATCGCCATATAGAGATCGCCGTTGAAGCTCGTCGTGGAATTGGTCGATTTCGTGCGGCCCAGGAATGTGCCGGCCGTCGCGTTTGTCGCGTGCGTCGGCGACGAGGTGCCAGTCGAGATTTCGTCGTCGATGGACGTGAACAGCGTGTCGCCGTCGTAGTTCGCGCCGATGATCGCGAATTCCCCGGGCGTGTTGGCCGCCATGGTGCGGGCTGGGAACGCCGGAACGTCGAAGGTCGAAGTCGAGCCGGTATAGACGAGCGCGCGGGCGCTCGATTGGACAGCCAATTCTGAGCCGACATTGGTCCCAGAACGATTGCTCAAGATTGGCAACACCGTCGCCACTTGGTTGACGCGAACCGCGACCAAATAGAAAAACGCGTCGGACTGCCCGCCTGCGGCGTTCGACAGCCATTTGTTCACGCCGGCCACCTGCGCGAAGTCCAGGCAGTAAAGGCCCTGCGCGTCTCGTTTCAGAAGTGGCGCGTTAGCGTCGACCGACTGCGTGAAGTGCCGCCCGTTCGGGCCAAGGTCGGTGACGCCCTTGACCACGCCGCCGACGGTCGCCGCCGCCGAGCGCGCCGTGTTCGAGAACGCCGTCGTACCATCCGTGAGGTCGACCAAGAACCCGGCGGTGCCGGTGAACATTGGCAGCGGGTTGCCGGTCACTTCCTGCGTGGCCGTGACGACGATGGCGCGATCCGCCGCCGTCGCAGATTGGGCGGTTTCGGCGTTCAACTCGGCCAGTTCGGCGCGCTCGGCCGCGGCCACTGCCTGCGCAATTTGAGCTGACAGTTCCGGCGAGAAATTGTCCGTGATGCGATAGTTCGTGCCGTCATAGCTGACAAGCAGGACTTGGCCCGCGATCAGCGCGCCGCCGTCGAGATCGCCGCCGCTGGACGATTTCAGGCCCTTCGCCGTCTCGCCGTTGATCGCCAGCGTGACCGTGCTCGTGTTGGCGACGGTGATGTTAAGCAAAATCAGCGCCGCATGGGCGTCGGTTGGAATCGGCAGTGCCGACGTCGCGACGATGGCGTTGGCCGTGCCTGCGCCTGCGTTGACCGCGCGGATGTATTGAAAACCGGGCACCGCGCTTGAAACCTTAGTCCAAGACCCAGTGCCCGTGCCGCCCACTTTGCGATAAAAGCCATCGTTCGCAGGCGTCGCGTCCTCGATGATGATCGCGGATGTATTTGCGGCGGGCGTCAAATCCGCGTCCATCGCCGCCTTGCTGGCGTAGATTTTCCCACCAACGGCACCGGAGTCGATCAGCGATTTGTGATAGATGAGAATTTCGCGCAAATCCGACTTGAGCGGTTGATGCACGCCGCTCGACGGCACGCCATCGGTCGCGTAGTCGCGCAAGGCGACGTTCGGATCGGTCGTCATGGGGTGATGTTCCTAGATCAGGGGCAGGTATTGCGAATTGTTCGGCTGCGAGAAGTCGAGTTGATCGCTTCCGCCAGCGACGGTGACGGACTGCGGTCCTACGGCTGAGGAACGCGCCGATGCGTCGAATTCAGAGGTCACGTAGTAGTACCAAGTGCCGCCACCTGGGCTGTTCGTCGTTGTCCCAACGGAATTGGCGGCGCCGTAGATCGCGCCGAGGTCAGTCGCGCCAGCGAAGGACGCCGACGAGTTCCGCCAGAACCGCAGGGCGCGGTGGTTTGGATGGTTCGGCGCCGTCGCCTGAAGCGTGACGGTGCCGCTGGAATCGACAGCCGTGAACGCAGACGGGGCAGACGGTGCGCCGATGCCGAGGCTGGTCGTGATCGTGACGCCGGTTGACCAGGCCGATGGGTAGCCGGTCTGGCGCTTGGCGCGGACCTGAACTTCATAGGTGACGCCAGACGAAAGCGACGGCGTGAACTGGTAATACTGGCGCTGCGGGACCGGGACCTGAAACCAATCGCCAGACGGGCTCACACGATAGCGAATATCGTGCATCAGCGTGTCGTTCGACGGCGCGTCCCATGTGGCCTTGATCGCCACCGTTCCCGCGTTGACGACGTTGGTCAGGGCGAGGCCGGTCGGCGCATCCACGGCGCTCGAACCTTCGATCTCGATGTTCCGTGGGCGGGCCGGTTCTTCCGTGCTGGCGTCGAAATTGAAGTCGCTTTGCGCGACCGAACGCGCCTCGACTTGGATCGACAGGCCATCTTCGGAAAGCTTGAAGCTGGAAATCTCGAACGGGACGGCGTCGAAGCCAAGTTCGGCGTGCGTAAACAAAAAGAACCGCTTCTTGCGCAACTTCCAGCCGCTTAATTTCAGCGTTAGAGAGACGCGGAATTCGGCACGGGCATTGAGCAAGATGCGCTTGGCAAGGCGCACGGCCTGGTTATGGTTCGGTGCCCACAGGATCGACGCCGACAGCACCTCTTCGGCCTGTCCGTCGTCGATTTGATAAGCCGCGCTCTCTTGCTCGCGATAGCCGATCAGAGGCTCGGTGTAGGTGACGGTGTAGCCGTTGACCGTAGACGGGCCTTCCTGGCCCTCGATCAGCCGGATGTTCCGGCAATCGCTCGCCTTGATGGTGACATCTGGGGTCTGCCATCCGCCGACATAGAAGCCGACCTTGCCGTCGTCGCTCTCGAAGAAGAACGCATCGCACGCGATCCCCATCGCCGCGCGGACGGATTCGCGCTCTTGGTCGTAAGAGTAGGTGCCGCAGAGTTCCCACCGCTTGATAGTCGCGCCTTCGCGGTTGGTCACGTTCTGGTCGCAGATGTCGGCCTGCGCCGAAACGACGATCCAATCGACCTCGCGGTTCAGCCCATCCTCTGACGTGATCCAGTCCGCAAGGATCAGCGCGGCGTTCTTGGTGAACACCGTCGTCGCCGTTCGCGGGTCGTAGCATTTGGTGCCGTCGAAGACCGCCGTGTAGTTCGGCTCGCGCCCGCTGGGATAGACCGTGGCGAAGTTCTCGGCCGAGCAATTTTCGGCGACGATGACTGCGCCGGCCATCCCGGCCATATCGTGCGCGTCGGTCCATTCCGTGAAATTCGCATTCAGCAGCGAGGGCGAGGCTTGCCCCGATGCGCCGAGGAACTCTTGGATCTGAACCCGCGACCGCGCGTCGTCGAAGAACTCGAACTCCTGCACGAAGCCGCTGCCGTTCAGCGTCACCTCGCGCTCGTCCAGATAGCGGGTGACGATCTGGTGAATTTCGCCCGTGTTCAGGATCACGCCGTAGTAGCGCTTGCCCGCTTTCGCCGCCCAGAAGAACACTGTCTGCCCGACGCGCACGCGCCCGTATGACTTCGTGCGGCTTTGCGTGGCCTGGCGCCGGTTGACCATCTTCTCCGATGGCGACGGGCCAGGGTTTCGGCTCTGCGACGACGACAGAAGCGCGTTGATGCCGATCGACAGCGCCGTGTTGGCGACCGCCGCCGTGAGCGCGCCCCAGATGCCGCCGCCGAAGGCATTACCCGCAAGCGCGGTTCCCGCCCACGTGACGGCTGCGACAGCGTAGGACCAAGCAACTTGAGCGACAGCCCAGATGGCCGCGACTACTGCGGGCAAGGCACATTCCAGGCCGCGACAACGCGCAAGGGCCTCGTGATGATGACGCCGGTTTCGGCGCGGATGGCCCATTGATCGCCGAGGCAGATGCCGCCGTTCATTACCGCCCCCCGATCTGAAAGGATTTCAATCACGCCAACGTCGCCGCGCTTCGGCGCATTGGTCTCGCTCAACCCCGCGCCGCCGAAACAAAGCCGCATGGGCCTCACCGCGTCTTCGTGAAACCGCGATACCCTCATGCACTGCCGGGCCGTCTTGTATTTGCCGCGATACCGCGCCGCGCAGTCGCCGCCGACGATCGCGTTCACGTAGTCCGCGACAGCCAACATGCAGTCGGAAACGCCCCACTCGAACCGCGTCCGCGCCCAAAGCCGAAGCGTGCGCTTGACCAAGTCGTCAGAGGCCGAACAGTTGTTGGTCATCGGAATTGTTGGTCGGCATAAATTCCAGCGAGGGATTGCCAGGGAATCGCCGCCTTTGATCCGCGTCGGTGTATTTGCCGTTGACGGGTTTGGACCTTCCCTCGAAGGGCGACTCGATCTTGACCGAGAGCGCGCGGCTTTGCGGCCCGTCCAGCATGTATTCCAGAGAGCGCATGGTGCGCTTGGAGATTTGGAGCGGCGCATGGACCGGCGCGAACATTTCGCCCGTCTGGCCGATGTATTGGAGATAGAACCGCGCGGGCCGTCCCTTGATCGCCGCTGCGCCCTCAGAGCGCGCCGTGGAGACCACGTCGGTCACGTCGGCATCGAAGGTGTAGGAGAACGTCAGCGTCGTCAGCGGGGCCTCGCCATTGACCGGGAAGGCCAGTTCGGACATCGAGAGCAACTTCGAGCCCATCCACTGGTTGCCGTTCGTGTCGGTAAAGAACCCCTCGTCGTTGAGAATGAACCGGACGGTCACGCCGTCGCAGTCGAGTTCGGCGAGAAGCAAAAGCCCGACGACTTCGGCGCTGAGGTCCCAGGTATCCGGGATGCTCATCGATTGATGTTCTCAACCAACTGAAGCTCGACCTTCGAATAGACGATGCTTTCCATCCGCGGGGCCGCGTCCATATCCGTCGCGAGCGCAAATTGGCAGGTCGCCCAAGCCTTGATTGCGTCGGTCGAGACGATGGCGCGGCGCAAGGCTGGCTCGAAGGTGTATTGCCGGGCCGTGGGCGTGCCGTAGATGCCCGTCACGCGATAGAGCCAGTCGTTGACGCTGAAATACTGACCCGGCCCGAGGGCGTCGTTGAGAGGTCCTGCATTTACCGTGAAGGTGTTGGACCCCGCCGCCGCCGTGACGCCGGTCAGCATGGGCTCTGTCGCCCATCCGGCCCCGTCCGAGAAGAGCGAGCCATCCGAGAACGGCGAGACCGGGTTGGTCACGCCCCAATCGCTGAGGCTCAGTTGCAGCGGGTCGTTGATTGCGAGCCGCATGACATTCACGCGGCCCTTCATTTTTGAGATGAAGGAGCGCCAGGTTTTGACCTGGGATGCGTCCAGCAATTCGAGCGCCAGCATCGCTTCCCAGCGCGGTTGAACGCCGAGAACCACTTGGCCCGAACCGTCCGTCGCATCGCCGCCGCTGCGGCCCCGGACATTCAGTTCGAGGTTGTAGACGGTCCAGCGCGCGAGATTGGCCGGAAAGTCGACGACGGTGCGGATCATACGCCCCTCGCGTTGATCTCATTGGCCCGGCCTTGGAACCCGCGGTTGGCTTGGCGCACTTGTTGGCCCGCGATCTGGCCGGACACGGCCGCAATCGTCGGCACGATGTTTCCGTTCACCACCTTGAACTCGCCGCTGACCATGATGTTACCGCCCATAGGCGCGCGGCCTTGATCGGCCCACGGGTTCTGCCCCCGGTTCATCTGTTCGAGTTGGGGCCGGAAGCGCGCGGTATTCTGTGCGTTCACCACGTATTCGCCGCCGTGGACGACGCCAGCGACAGCCGTGCGCGGTGCGTTGCCGGTGTAGCCGCCCGAGTCGAACGATTGGAATATGCTGCTAACCAAGTCGGAGACTGGCGAACGTGCAGGACCGCCAGGACCAGGCCCGAAGATTCCATCGAGGAGCTTCTCGAACATCTCGTCAGCCATGCGGTCCAAGATGCGATTTAGCGCCTTGACAGCTGCATTCGCGAACGCATCCCAAGCGTTTCCACCGGCCACCAGGCCAGCGCGCAAGTCGGTGAGGAACCCTTTCGAAACGTCGCGAAGGAATTCCATTGCGTCCTTTTCGTCCTGGATTTTCTTCCGGCGCTGATCGAGAGCGGCTTCGGCCGCTGCCGTCTCCTTCGCGAGGTTCTGCAACTCTTTCGTCTGATCTTGGGTGAGTTTCACCCCCGCGTCCTGAGCGCGATTAAGCAAGTCTTGCGCGAGCATGACCGCACGCCGGGCCTCTTCCGACAAGTGAAGGCTATCGGTCTCCAACTTCGTCATATCGATCGCACGCTGCTGGCTTTTCACCAGATCATCGTAAGCCTTCGCTTGGCGCTTTAGGGCTTCGGCTTCCTCATCCCTCGCAGTGCGCTCTGCCCGTCCGCCGCGTCCTTTGCCACCTTTCTTCCCCTTGGCCTTCCTTTCGGCCTCGTCGTTTGCAATCGACTGGGCTTTAACGGCGGCGGCGAATTCGCCAACCGGGTCTTGGTTGAACGTGTCGCCCAGGCTGTTCGCGAGGTCAGACGCGACCTTGGCCGCCTGCCCCGCATAGGGGTTCTCAAGCCTGCCAAACGCCACCTTGCCGATTGTCGGCATGGTGCCGAGGTTGACGCCGGTGGCGGACTGCACCGTCAGCAGCATCAAATTGACTTCGTTCGAGAACGAATTCAGCAGCGACGATGCGCCGTTGATCATCGCCTCGATAGCCGCGATGACGGCATTGGCCGCACCGATCGCCGCCGCGCCCGCAATCGTTGGCAGATTTCCGAACACGGTGCCGACGATCTTGATGCCTGCGCTGAACGTGTTGACGATGCCGTTCGCCAGCCATTTGGTTTTAGCCGCGATCCAGTCCCAGGCCGCGCCGACATAGGGGCCGAGGAAGTCGATGGCAGGCTTGAAGACGTTGTAGATCCCCGAGGCCGCCACCTGCATTGCCGCGACGAACACATCGCCATAGCCGATGCTCTCGTGGCCTGCGTCTCGAAGATCGCCCACGATGCCTTGCAGAGCGCCGCCCAAGGCCAGCACGCCCGCCGTGGCGATAGGATGCGCCAGGATGAAGCGGCCCAGCCCAGACGCCGCCGCAAGGGCCATCTTGCCGGTCTCTTGGAACGCCCGCGCTACGCCGCCTTCCTGTGCGCTGTAGATTGTGGCGATCTGCGAGCCCTGTTGAGCCGCGACCATGAGCGGATTCATGCCGCTCGCCAAAGAAACGGCCACGTCGTTCAATTGGAATACGAGGTTGCGCTGTTGGAACGCCGCCATCTTGGCCGATGTGGCCAGCGTGTTCATCGCCGTCGCTTGCGCCTGAACGCCAGCCGCGGCGCGTGCGCTTGCCGCCCCAGCATTGTTAACGCTTGCCGCCACGCCCTGCGCAGCCGCCTCCGCCCGCTTGGCCGCGCCGGTCAGTTCGTTGAGGCGCGTTTCGCCCTTGACCAGGCCGCCGGTGTCGACGGCGAAGCCGAGCGTTGCGATATCGGTCACGGCTTGAGTTTCGCTACTGCCGCGAGGAAGGCGGCATCCATGGCGCGCAAGGCCTTAAACTCCCACTCCTGCAGTTCGATTTTCATCAGGCCCGCCCACGTCGCGACTTCCATGGCGGACAGGGGATTCGGCGCGAACCCGCCAGAGCCTCGCGCCGCCGATAGGTCCCAGAACCATGCCCAGACATGCGAGCCGCGCTGGGGAATGTCGACTTCGGGCGCGCTGCGTTTGACCTGCGTCAGGTGATCGCGTTTCGATGCGCCGGTCTTATCCGGCGTGTCCCACTCCACGACGACGGCCACGGCCGCCGCCAAGGCCGGGATCAGGTCGTAAAAAAATTGGAGCGATCGCCCCCGAACTTTTCGACCTGATCCTGAATGAATTTGTACTTCGACAGGATCATCTCGGCGTTCGCCTCGCTATAGGGCAAAGGCTTCTTGTCGTGTTCGAGATTTTCCCAGCCGACCAGAGCCGCGACGGCCAAGGCGCGCATCGTGTCTTCGTCCTGTTCGACGCGGGTCGCCTTCAACGGTTGCTTTGCCCGCTCTGCCCGAACCCGGTTGCCGATCGCCCGCGCCCGCGCCATGACTCGCTCGGATTCGTAGGACGCCACGCGCAAGATCACTCCGGTCGGCTCGCCCGTCTTCGGGTGCAGGAGCGGCATGGGCAGGCCCTCTTCTTGGGCCTTCACGCCGCTGTCGAGGGTCGCGAGATCAAAGCTCATTAAGGTGTCCTTGTGATTTGGATGTTCGTCGCCGCGCTGGAATCCCGCAGCGCCTGGAACGGCATCACGCACAGAATGCCGTCGTCCGCGTTGGTCGTGTCGAGACCGGCGCCAGTGTATTTGAGACGCGGGATGGCGATGACGATGTCCTTACCCGTGCCCGGCGTGTTCAGCGTCAAAGACAGCGCGCTTTCGGTTTCGTTCAGGAATTTGTTGAGAAGCGTTTCGGTTTCGAACCACGCCGAGACCGAGCCGGTCAGGATGGAGCGGCCGGCCAACATCTGCGGTGAGACTGCCGAGCCGATGGCGTAGGCCGGGGCCAGATTGTTGTTGAGTTCGAGCGTCAGGGCCGAGACCTGGACAGACGAGCCGCCCTCGGTGAGCGCGCCGGAGAACCCATCGAAAGGCGCGTTCGCCGCAGCCGCCGTGACTGTCGCGTCAACCGACGACGAGGCCGGGGCCATGGTGCCCGTGCCGATCAGCCCGAAGGTGCCGGTCACCATCGCGTTCGGTTGGATGTTCAGCGACATGGTGTTGACCATGACGCCGTTGAACGGCTGGAACTCGGACACGTCCGCGAAGGCGCGCTCGACGACGAAGGATCGCGCCGTGACGCCAGCTTTCAGGACGTTCGTGGTCCAGGTGCCGAACAGCGCGGCTTCCAGCCAATCGTCATATGCGCCGTAGCACAGTTCGAAGCCGAGATCGCCGCCCGCCCGTTTCGCGCCGTGGCGCATGTCGACGATCTGCCGATCATTGCGGATTTCGTTCGAAACGAACGTGTCCTTCTGGACCGCGAGCGTGCAGGACGTGTGGCGGAACTCCTTGAAATCCGGCGACCCCGGCGTCACGCCGAAGGACGATTCCGCCATATACGACACCGAGTGACGAGAGCCTTGGGCTTGGGCCATAGGATTAACCTCTTAAGGGTTGGCCGCGTCGAATTGGTATTCGACCGTGACCGGGATTTGAACGAATGGCGGATCGATGATGGCTGGACCGATGACCGGCGGCTTCACGACGCGAACGGTCAGGCCGCCCGTGGTTGTGAGCGCCAGGCCGCGCTTGAACTGTGTGGCGAAGGCTTGCGCAAGGACGAGACCATCGGTCAGGCCCTCGCCCTCTGGCGCGAAAACATCGATCTGCCAAAGTCCGCGGAACCTGTTCTGCCCGCCGTCGCCGAGCGATGCCTGCACGGCCTCGGTTGGGAAAGACTGAATTCGGAAGTATGGACCCGACGCCGGCGGCACGAAGTCGACGTTTGGCCAAGCGAACTGGGCTGTCGTCGTGCCCGCCGTCGCCTCTGTGCGGGTCGCAAGGGCCGCGAATACGTCAGCCTGGCTCATATCGCTCCACCTCGTGCCCGTGCCTCTGCCGCGACTTGCGCGACGATGGTTTGCCAGCGGGAGATTGCCGATCGGGCGAACGCCCTGCCCGGCCTGCCGCGCGATCCGTACTCGACATAGATCGCGTAGTTCGCCGTCCAGGCCACGTGGAACACATCGCCCAATTCAAGCGATGCCAGAGCCGTTTCGACCTGGACGCCGCCGTCATACTGAAACGCGGTTGGTCCGTCTGGCTTGGCCGTCGCGGTCAAGACCGGCGAGTTCAGCGCGCCGACCACGGAGGCCCGAAGGAACCCGGTGTCGATCGGCATATTCCCGCCCTTCGTGGCCGGGGTCTGCGCAATCGCAACGATGCGCTGGCAGGCCTCTTGCGCGACCGCGCGCATGGCGATCTTGTTTCGCTCTACCCATCCTCTGACGTCCGCCGTGAAACTCATTCGACAGCCGCCAGGAAATCGATCTTTGTGACCGCACGGCAGCGGCAGTTGATGACGTTGCCAGGCCCGCCGCGTGGGTCGTGCGGATGGCGCATCAGCTTGCCGCCGATCAGGAAATCTTGCTCAAGCCCTACGGTCTGGCCCTCCGCGACCGCATGGTCGAAGCGCGTTCGCTTGTCGAACGTCGCATCCCAGACCCTCTTGATCTGAGAGGCCCGGACCTTGTTCGTCTCGACCAATTGGCGCAGCGCCTCGTATTGGGCCGCGCTCGTCGACGTCAGGGCCTCGGTTCGCGCCAGCGTTGTCGCGCGCAAGAGCAAGAGCCGGTCGGAATACCGATTGGTGATCTTCGCGATTTCGTCAGCGGTGAGCGTGCGCCCTTCCCGCTCTGCCTTGGCGATGACCGTGTCGAAGCGCTTGTCTCGCGCCACCCGTTGCCGGTAGGCCGAATAATCGCCGCTCCGCAGTTCGTCCTTGGCGTTCGCGACAGCTTCCTCGAAGGGCCTCGACAGACCAACGATTCCGCCTTCGCGCTTGCCGGTCTCGCGGTTGATGCGGCCGGCCACTTCCAGAGCGACGGCGCGCGGGTTGTCTCCCGCCTGCATCCCCGCCTCAAGGCGCTGCCGGATCATCTGGCGCTGTTCGTCCACAACCCGGGTGACCAGGCCCGCCGCATTGTCGCGGAGCCATTGCTCGGCGCGCGCATTGCGAAGGTTGAAGAAGAAATGGAACTTCGCGCCATCCTGGTCCTTTAGCGTGCCCAGGTCCTCGATGGATGCGGCGCCAGCCGTGCCGTACCCCTCAACCAAGGTCTGCTCGAAAGCGAGGAACGCGCCACGGTCAAGGTATAGGGCCTCGATGGCCGCCGGAATGTCGCCCCGTTCAAGCGCCCGCTCGATGACGCCGATTTGAGCGCGCGAGGTGATCTCGTTGACGCCCGCCAGGAAAGCATCGCGAAGGCGCGGTTCGTACCGCTTCAGCGCTTCGTCGATGGTCATGGCTTAAATCTCGTATAGGAGCGTCGTCCCGCCTGGATTGAGCGCCAGAACGCGCTGGATTGCGTATGTGGTCCCGTCGATGACGAGCTGGTCCGCGACAGCCGGAACCACGCTCAGGCCTTCGGTGGAAACGTAGACCGTCTTTCCGGGAATGGTGACGAGCGTTCCGCGCGCCTCGGCCATCTTGTCGTCGATGACCACGATCTTGATGGTGTAGTCCGTCGTCGAAATGGTCGGATCCCAAGCCGTCCCGCTCTTCGCCTTGCGCCGGAGAGTCGCCGTGCGGCCGAACTTCTCGATGAGCCGCCGCGCCGTCGCGACAAGGCCGGAATAGTCGAAGGTGGCCATCAATTGTCTCGCGAAGTCACGAAACGATATTGTAGCCGCGCGATGGCCATGCAGAGCCTGCCCTCTTCTTCACCGCGCCAATCCCATCCGGTTTGAAAGCACCCGTTGGACATAACGGCGGCAAATCCAAATGCGATTATGTCGCCTCGTTCCGCCTGGTCCAACAGTTCGCGAATTCGCTCTACCACGGCAGGATTTGGGTCGCCCGCGACGATGGCGTTTGGGAGTTTTAGAACATTTTCACTCACGCCCGCACCAACGCCACGCTGCCGATCGATCCTCCCAAGGAGGCCCCGCCGATGATCAGGTCTGACAGGTAGTTTGTGATCTGCGGATACTGGGCCGTCTGCGCCGCGCCGTCCGCGTATTCGACGGCGATGGATCCGATGCGTTCAGATTTCACGGCGCGTGGCAAGGTCGCTTCGAGAACGGTGCCCGCCGCAATCAACTTCGCCGCCTCGAATTGGGCGTACTTCAGATTGGCCGGGATCGCCGTCCAAGAAATGACATAGCCATCGGCGTCGACCGCATCGTAGCGCGGCCACGCCCTGGCCTGAAGCTCCTTCGCCCGCTGCCCCTTCCAGCGCCCGCGATAGGCGTTGTCCAGGTAGGTCGCAGCCGCACGCAGCGCCAGTTCCTTGGCCGTGTCGTCCGCCGCCCAGGCCGCGCTCTGACGGCCTGCGAAATAGGCGTTCGCCTCGGCAATCGTCCCGTAGGTGTCGGCAGCCGTTCCGCCGACAGTTGCGTCAAGCGCCATGGTTGCTCCCTGCGTTCACAGATTGGGCGGGATTGTCGCCCCGCCCAACTTAGAACTCAGATTAAGCGCCGATCAGAAGGCCAATGTGCCGCGGCTGGACGGCCGCCACGCCCCAGGACAGGTTAACCTCCCAGCGGATTTGGCGCTTCTGGCGATAGACGCAGAACTCGTATCCGATGCCAGACACGGGATCGGTGATGATCATCACGTCGTCGGCCATATCGCCGCCGTCCGGCATGGCCGGCGCACGCGCCGCCAAGGTGATCGCGCCACGGTGGAAGAACATGTTGCGCGTGGTGGCCGCCACGATGGTCAACGCACGGGTCGCCGCTGCCTGCGCAACGCGCAAGCCCGGCTCTTGGATGACGATGGTGCCAGGCGCGGAAACGCCGGTCGCGACCACGTACTGGTTCGGATCGTTCGCGAGCGTGATGATGTCGCCCGCCAGGATCGTGCCGGAGCCGGTGATGACCGGGATCGATGTCTGCCCCACGGTCAACGCGGCGTTGGACGAGGTGTAGGACGTGCCGGTGCCGACCGCGACAGCGGCGCGGACTTGCGGCGACCAAGCAACGCCGAAGCCCTGCACGGTGCCCACAGTTCCCGTCCGCAGCAACTCGTCCGAGCCGGATTCGTTGACGCGGAACAGGGTATTTTGCACGCCGCGCAGACGCTCAAGCGAGGTGGAGCCGAGCACCATGCGGAGATCGGAGAGCGGCGCGCCGTTCTCTTCCATCATGCGGCGAGCGGCGGCGAAGTCGGCAAGGTTGCCAGCCGTTCCGAATGGGGTGCCAGCCGCCGTGCCGTTCGCGCGAGAAGCGCGAGTGTGCAGAGCGCCCAGATCCGCTTCGACCTCGTTCGCCAGCGTGCGGATGGCTTGCGCGATCCGGTCGCGATTGATTTGATTGGTCGTGCCCGCGTTGTTCAGCCCGCGATTTTCTTCGCCGGTAATGCCGAACGGAACCGAACGCGATTTCGTGATCGTGATCGACACGTTGTTGATCGTCTGGTTGGGCGTGTCGGCGGGCACGTTTCCGACCGTCAGGTCTTCGGCGGCCATCGGCGCAACGACAGGCGACAACACAGACTGATTGACGGCCGCGCGGGTCGCTTGGCTGTCAACGGTGACGGAGCGGATGAAGCCCGTCTGTTCGCGCGAGACCACGTCCATGGCCTCGTAAATGGTGGGGATTAAGCTGGTGAGGGTCAGAACGCCCATTGGATTTTCCTTTCAGTCCGCAGCGCGGATCAATCGATGACTTGGACTCCTGACAGGGCGAGTTTCGACGCCTCTGCAGGTGCGAGTGCGATCAGTTCAGATCGCTTGATGGTCTTGGTCGCAGCGCGTCCCGCACCGTTGGGCTGCGTCCCGCTGCCCGCTTTCGTCGTCGCAGCAAAAAGCTGCGGGTACTTGCCAGCCGACGCCGTGGCCAAATCCGCGAAGGTCGCGTCCTTGCCGTTAACGAGCATCGGGGTTCCGTCCGCATCGAAAATCTTCACGACGCGTTTGCCATCGACCGTCTCGATCTTGGCGCGATCTTTCAGCAGCGTCGACAGAAGCTCGACGCCTTCTTTTGTGGCCCCGCTTGCAACGAGCGCGGAGGTTAAGCCTGCCGAAACAACGGCAGAATGCTCAGACTGCGAGAGCGTGGCGATTTGGGATAGGTATCCCCTCTCCTTCGCCTCGAACTGCTCGGTCATTTTCTTGCGTAGGCTCTCGAAGTCGCCCGCCTTTTTCGCGGCTTCCTCTTCGCCCTTATCGCGCGCGGCCTTGAGTTCCGCGATCTCTTCAGGGGTCAGGCCGAGGGCTTTGAACGCCTTCGCTTCCTTCGCCGCGGCGCGCTCTTTCTCGAGCGCTGATTTCAGCCCCGAGGTATCCTCGATGCCGTCCACCTTCAGGCGGAACTTTCCGTCGTCCGCTTTGGCGTAAAGGTCGTGGAATTTCGCGTCGACGCCGTCGAGGGCGTCAACAATCAGCTTCAAAGTCATTCAGCGTCTCGCTAAATTGTGGGCGTCCCGCCCTGTGAGCGGCCCGCACCCGGCGTGGCCGTATCTTCGAGAGCGCTCATCGCCTCACCGGCGACACGCTCCAATTCTTGCTCGACATCCATGTCGTCGGAGATGAACCCGCGCCGGATGAACTCGCGCAGGGCCGTTTCCCGGCTGATCAATCCGCCAGCATGGGCGGCGATGATGCCTTGAATGTCGGCCGCGCCCCGCGACGTGATGCCGAAGTCTGTGTTGACGACGAGCGACCCGCCATCGGTGCCGATGCCGCCCAATTGCGCCATGAAGCCGAGCGCGTTTTCGAGGCCGTCTTTCAGCGCGTTCGCCCATTGGGCAAGGCGGGAGTTTTCTTTGACGTCGTCGCGGACTTCGCCGGTCGCGGTCTTGCCCGGTTGTGAAACGAGCAACTGCAGGCCCATCGCCTGCATCTGGAATTCGAGGTCCTTCAGGTCTTCGCGCCCCGAGCCGATCGCGTTGCCCGAGTGCTCGACATAGGACAGTTTCGCGTTCGGGTCGGTCGCGCGGGTCAGAGATGCAGAGCCGATGACGAGCTTGCCATCTTCCGGGAAACCGGAGCCGAACAAGATGGGCACGCGCGCGACGTGCAGGATGTTTCGCTGATCCGAAGACGACTGCCAGTGCGCGACGTTGAGATCGGCAAGGTCTTGCAGCGGCGGCGCACCAACCATGAAAGCATGGCGCTTGAGGTAGACGGTCGCGACAGGAATGTCAGCAATCCCGCGCGCCCCCTTCTCAAACATAAACCATTCGCCAGGCTTTGCGGTGTCCTTCCGCCAGATTTGATACGCGCTTGGCAGAAGAACCTTGATTTGCTCGGTTCGCTTCACCTCGAAGGTCGTTTGCTCCTCGTGGATTTCGAGGAACCGAAACGACGTGAGCTTGAGCCCGTCTGCCGTCTGCGCGTAGGTCCATCCGATCACATTCTCTTGCGGAATGCTCACAAGATAGGGCCGTGCCTGCGTGGCGCGGTTCGAGCCTGGATCCGAAGGCGTGTCGACGAGGATGTGTGACGCGCCGGTCACCATTGCATCGGCGAAGACGGCGCCCGCGAAGACGTTAAGATGCCGCCCGGTTAGGTCGACGTTCTCGCACCACGTCTTGATATTGGCCGGCACATCGGTGCCGAAGGCGATTTCCTTCGCGAACACCCGGCCCGACATGTCGCCGACGGTCTTGCCAAACGCGTTGAACAGCACCGTCCGATTGACCCGCGCCGCATAGGCCTCTTCGCTCTCGCCCGCCTCTCGCGGCAAGTAGGTCTTCCCCGCGGCGCGCATAGCCGCAGTACCGCCCATGAGCGTTCGCGGTAGAGCCCAGAAGCCCTCGACCGCTTCGAGGTCGGGATGTTTCTTCGCGACTTCGGCCATTAGAGCCGCAGTTCCTCGTGGACCACGCCAGAAGCGCGCCGTAGTCCCTCGACCGCGTAGCGCAGTGCGTCGATCACGTGGTTTTCCTTATCTTCGAGAACCGGCAACACCTCATCGGTCTTGCGGTCAACCTTGAACGAATACGATTGCAGCTCGCGGATCGTGTTCTTGCATCGCGGGTGAACGACGATGTCGTAGGACTTCAAGAACTCGATGCCGTCCTTGACGCTGTCCGCGCCCTTGAGCGCGTAGGTCATGCGCGGGAATCCGTTCCGCTGCATGTAGCTGATGGTTTCAGGACGCGCGCTGTCGGCTGTGATTTGCCATTGGCTTGATGCCGGAACGGTCCTGAAGAGAGCGGGCGTCCGGTCGATTTCACAACCGACTGCAAACGCCTCATAGTCGACGAAGAGCGTGCGCCCTTCGATGAAGCACCTGACCAAAACGGTCGGGTCTATGCTGAAACCCCAGTCCGCGCCGAAGTAGAAGCGAGCGTTGGCCGGGGTCTCGAATTCAGCGATGCGCCAGTTGCGGAAGACGCGCGCCTCGGATTGGGATTCGTATGCGCCGCACCAGATGTTCGCGTACTTGTCCGGATCCCTGGCCCGGTCGCGCTCCATGTCCTTGCGCAAGGCGTCGGGAAACCATGGATTGTCCCAGTAGTTTGCCTCGACAAGCGCGAAGTCTGGATCGTTCGCGTTCTCGCTGAACAGCCTTTCGACCGGGTCGGTCGGCTTGATCGGATTCCAGCCGAACCACAGTTCCGAGCCGTCTTTGCGAAGCGTCGGCGTCAGCGCGTTGATGGACTTCTGCGAGATCGTCTGAGCCTCTTCGACCCAACATCGCGAAAAGCCCTCGATCGATTTGACCCGGCTCGCCGTGTGCGATTGAAGCCCGCGAAAGATGAACAGCGAATCCTTGGCCGGATAGACAATCTCGGTGTCGGTGATTTTGAACTGATCCCGCAGGCCGTGGGCGTCGATCTTGTCTTCGATGAGCTGCTTGACGCTGTCGTCGATCGAGTTCTGGATTTCGCGAGCGCAGAGGATGCGGTTGTGCGAACTGATCGCGGTCATCACCGCCAGCTCGGCGAAGAAGTGCGACTTGCCCGATCCGCGCCCGCCCTTCGCGCCCTTGTAGCGGCGCGGGGCCAGAAGCGGCAGAAATACGCGAGCAACCTTAGGCCGAAGCGTCCGGCCCGTTGATTGGGTCACTCACTTCCCACGAAATTTTGTGCACGTGCTCAACAGAGCCGGAATGCGCAACCTCTTGCTTGTCGCGCCACTGTTCGGGTCTGCGGTTTTTGAGCCAGAAGATAGCCGCCGTGTCGGATGGCGGGACATGCTCGACGGTCTTTGCTCGAACGATCTGGCCTTCGTATTGGAAGACCTTTTCGGAGTCGAATGTGTAGCCGACGGCCTTATGGTACAGGCTGCGCTCGACGCGGTCGTCCCCAATTCCCTTGCCGATCTTTAGGGCCTTACAAAATTCAGGGAACTTGGCCGACCAGCGCCAAATCGTGACCGTTGTGACGCCGAAAAACTCTGCCAGATCGGTGTCAGTCGCGCCCAGTTCGGCTAGTTTCTGCGCCTGTTTGGCAAACTCAGGCTTAAATGCTGTTGGGCGCCCTCGCCCTGGTTTTGGGCGATCCGCGCCTTGCTTGGCGCTCATGTTTCATTTCCTGCTTTTGTTGAACCCGGTCCGGCAATTCCCTGCCATGAACCATGCGGAGCCCCACAGGAATTGAGCCTTTCGGCCATTGCCAGGCGATACGCCAGCCGGGTCGGGCGTTTGAAGCGGGGCAGAGCGGGATTTCCAAGGCGCGGCCATTCACCCTGGATTGACCGGGATGAGGTGCGGGCCGAGGGCGAACCCGTCAGACGCCGCGAAGCACCTACCAGGGCTTGTGGCACGTTCATGCGGGAAGCGCAAGATCATTTTCGTGAATGACCATTTCGGCCAGGATGCCGAGCATCGGCGGGGTGTCGGCCACGTATTCCCAGCCGCCGCGCTTTGAGGGGCGCGAAAACCGGATTTTGAGCCGGTGGCCTTCGAACCTGGCGTCGGTTGCGCGGACAAGATCGCCAGAGCGGAATCGGGCTCCAGTTTCGTCTTGATCGCGGTGCCGCCAGTTGCGCCAAAAGTCGGCCTCGATGTCGGGCATCAGCCATGGCGATCCGTCCGGGTTTCTGCCCCAGCCAAGGATGGGCGCGTCCTGCTCAAACCAGCGGGCGGCCTTAGCATCGACGGGAAGGCCGTTTTTTTTGTGACCGCCCAGGCTGGTCTGAGCGTTCCACCGCACTGGGAGATACCCCGGCCACAGCGGCCTGCGTACAAGCCTAACAGGGCCGCCCGTGGTTTGGCGCGAACCGCCCCTCGACCAGAACCGATGCTCGGGGCAGACCACGTCGTGGCCAAGGGCTGCCAGGTACGCGGCGATTCCGATTTGGCCGTTCAGCGCGAACCCGTATCGACCCCCGTTGATTGACCCCGATTGGCCAACACGCACCACGAAATTCGATGGCGCGCGGCACCACAGCACGTCGAAGGGCTGGCTCATGCGGCCTCCTGGGGTTTTTCGAGGAATTTGCCGGGCACGCGGCAGCCGGGTTGCCCGATCCGTGGACCCCACTGGTCCTCGAACCAAACGCCGTCCTGATGGGCCTTGACGAGCGATCGCCAGGCCGGATCGTCCGGTCCCCAATCGGCTGCGGTCGGCTTTGCGCCGTTGAGCGCCAATCGTTCGTCGCGCTGCCGGAGAACCGCCTTGTCGAAGTACGCCGGCGAGCTTGGGAAATCGCCCGATTTTCGCTTCGCCATGACGGTCCGAACGCCGTCGATCACGTCGTCGGCGGTGCAACCGTTTCGCAGCCATTGGCCGATTTTGACCGGCAAAGTCAGCCAGGCTTGCGATGGCGGCCTCGACCAATCGAAACCAATCGCGGCCACGCATCGCCGGGTCAACTCCGCATCGCCTCCGCCCTCGCCCGGCAGAGAGCTAGGTGGTGGTGGTTTATTTTCTTTCTGGTTTCTGGCTTCTGGCATATGGGGCTTATCCGGGGGGTTATCCGGTGGCTTATCCGGGGGGTTAACCCACTCAGAAATTCCCCTTTGTTTTGAAAGGGTTGGGTTACCTCCGCTTTTGCCGTTTTTTTGGTTGCGCGCGGAGGTTTTCGCGTCGCGGACTAAGCGGCGCGAATAGATGCAGCCACGGGCAGTGCGGGAGAAAACACCGTTCAGAGCTAGCTCTTGCAGCAAGGGTTCGCACTCAGTTTCGGTCACACCGGCCAAGCGGGCGATGTCCGTTACTCCGAGTGGTCGTCCATTGACAGCAACGTAGCCTGTCGGGTCGGATTCTGCGGCAATGCACAACATGCGCATCCACAAACCTTGAGCGGCAAGTGAGCAGAGTTTCAGAGCGGGATCGCTCTGCCAGTCAGACCAGTAAAACTTCGCCCAAATGGTTCCAGCCATCACCAATCCTTCATCGCGCCGGTTGGCGCGTCGAAATGGACCATGACGGTTCCCTCGGCCCCGTTGCGCTGCTTGGCGATCATCACGTCAAGCTGGTAGCGAACGCGGACGAAGTCCCGATACCAATCGTTATGCTTTTCTTGCTCCTTCCATTTGTTGGGCTCTTTCTTCGAGAGGTAGTAGGCTTCCCGGTGCAGAAGCATGACGAGGTCGGCGTCTTGCTCGATGGCGCCGGACTCTCTCAGGTCGCGAAGTTCGGGACGCTTATCTTCCCGGCCTTCGACGCCGCGATTGAGTTGGCTTAGCGCCATCACGGGACAGTTCAACGCGCCCGCCATCTTCTGCAGCGCATCGGACACTTCGGTCACTTCCGCGACCTTGTTTCCGCGTGCGTCTCGTTCGGGCACGACCTTTTGGATGTGATCGACGACGATCAGTCCAAGGGGCGTCCCCATCTTCTCCGCGATCGTCTGCATCCGCCGGGCCTCGGCCACAAGCGCGCTCGGCTTATGGTCTCGGCCTTCGTGGATCCAGAACGGCAGCGAATTGAAATCTGTGCTTGCCGACGCCAGCGCATCCTTCTGCGCGATCGTCAGACCGCCCTTGCGCAGGGCCTCGTATGCGATGTTGTGGCCGTGCTGATAGGCCAGCGATGTCAGGGCGCGGCGGATGATCGATGCCGCGTCCATTTCCATCGAGAAGAAGGCCACGGCCCGCTTTTGGCGCGCGACACGAAGCGAGATCGCGGTTGCGAAGGCGGTCTTGCCCATGCCTGGCCTCGCGCCGACGACGATCATTTCCTTCGGCCGCATCCCGGCGGTAATGGCATCCAGCTCGGTCAAGCCGAACGAGACGCTGTCGTTCAATTCGGGCTGATAGAGCGCGTCGACCACTTTGGCCGAAATGACGCTGGCGGGTTCAAACCGCTGCTTGCGTGTCGAGGCATAGGCGGCGCTGGTTTGCAGCAACTTTCCTTCGGCCATCTGGACGAGGTCTTGAACGTCCCATTCGCTGGGCGCATCGGCCGCGACGGCCTCGATGTCCCGCGCCATTCGCACGATTGCCCGTTGAGCCGCCATCTTCACGACCGCGCCGGCCATTGCTTCGAGGGTCTGGTCTGAAACACCCGGCGCCAGCGCCATGCAGTTGGTGAGATAGCGAAGACCGCCGACCTCCTGCATTGTTCGGTCGAGGACGAATTCCGCGCGGATGGAGTTTAAGCCGGGCCTGCGTCCTGCCTTGTTGCAGGCCAAAAGCGCCTCGTAGATTCGCGCGTGGAGCGGCTCGAAAAAATGCTCAGGTCTAACCATGCTGGCGACGAATTCGACCGTCTCGCGCACCAAGATCGCGCCGATCAGCGCTTGCTCTGTTTCCAGATCGTGCGGCAGTTCCGCGGATGTCGCGTCTGATACCAGGTGCAGAGTCATACCGCCCTCGCCCGGTTGGCCTCGTGGACGCGGGTTGCGTACTCGCCGCGCACGCGCATGAGGATCAAAAGGCCATCGACGCGCCGGATGTCATCGCCGGTGCGCCGGGCCTCGTGGATCTGATCCATTGCCATATCGCGCGCGAGGCGCAGCGAAAGCTCGGACAGGCCCTTCAGCGGACGCTCGCCCGGCATTGGCGCGGACAGGATCAGATCGCGGCGGGAGGTCATGCCTGCGGCCTCGCACAAACTTCTGCATAAATCCGGCGGCCGGCCGTCGTCGGCTCGATCGACGTCACCTCAAGATCGGAAATCCGCGCAAGGCGGCGCTCGACCAATTGCATGACGGCGGTGAATCCGAAGGATCGCGGGGCGCGTTCGTCCGGGAAAAATCGCGTGCCGATGCGTTTCATCCGGCCGGACTCGACGAGAGCCGCAAGGCTGCGCTCTTGCGCTGGGGCGATGACGCGCTTCATGAGCGCCTCCTCATGGGCCTTTGGGGAAAGGTGATCGACCCGGCGGCATAGCGCGGCGGGCAGACCTTGATCGTCCACCGGCCCCGCTGCTCGATCTGATAGAGCGCCGCGTTTTTGTCATATGGCGCGCCCGTCGAATCCCGAAGCGGAACGTAATACGATACGCCGGTATCTGACTGGCTCGTGCCGATGTACCTGGCCGCTTCGAGCCGCCGAATTGCCCACAAAAACGCAACCTTGTTCATGGAACCGCGCAAAGACGACGCGCCGGTCGGCTTCCCCGCCTCATGCAAGGCAATCAGGGCGTCGACGATCGCCAGATCGCTCGCGGTCGGCTCTTTAGAGGTCGCGCCTTGCGTCATGCGGACCTCCAGATTCGCACGCCCTTGACGCCGCCTTCGGTCACGGTCCGGTAGGTGAATTTGAACTTCGTCGCCTCTTGCGCTTTTTTAATCGCGGCATTCGCGCCGGTCGCAGAGCGAACCACAAAGAAGCTGTCGCCCACTTCCATTTGATCGAACGGCAGCGAGCCGCCACGCGCTTTCGTCGGGATCGGCACGTTCTTCTCGATAACGATGCCGCGCGCGCCAGAGGTGACGGCCGCAGCGACACTTGCGGCGCTCGGCAGGCCATGCGCCTTGCGCACGACGTCGCGATTGGCCACATCGACCGGCATGACCGCCATGGGCTTCGCAGCGATCCGCCGCGCGTCGTCGATCATTTGGCTCTGATCGAGAACCGATTGCTGGCGCTTCGAATGCAAAGGCGGGTTGGAAGGAACGGCGGGCACTATGCGGCCTCCATGTCGAATTTGTTGGTTTCATTGCCCCACGCGGTCCAGCCGGGGCGCGATTGGCGTGCGAACAGTTCCAGGTAGGGGCCGTCGCAATAGCGCTCGACGCGCGCGCAGGCCTCGTCAGGTTTCCGCGAATGCTCGCGGACCGGGGACATAATGATTTCGCGGACGTTCTTTGCATTGCGCCGGGCGTTCCCGCGACGGCCAAGAAGGCAGAACTCAGCATTCTTCCGTGTCGTCAGACCTAAGCCGACATGAAGGTCAGACTCGAGCGTCGGCAGTACCCGCAATTGCAGCGCATCGAAAGAGCGGCGCAGCTTGATCCAAGTAAAGGCGACGGCGGAATACTTGAACCCCCACGCCTTCATGACATCAAACGCCTGCGGCAGAACTGGCCCGGTCACCCAAAGGAAAAGGTGCGCGTCCTTCGCCGCAACAGCCTTAACCGGCATCGCCTTGATTTCGTCCAGCCCCATCACCGCATAGTGCTTCTCGGCATCGCGCGCGCATTGAAAGTTGCGCGTCTGCAAAGCCGTCCGTGCCCTGAAATGCCACGGCGGGTCCGCGACGATCGCCGCGAATCCATTGGCGGGGCGCAGGGCGAAAAGATCGGTCACGCGGCCCTCATGGTTTCGATGAAGCTGTGGGCGCTGTAGGACTGGCGGCGCAGGCTCAGGGTGACGTCGAGGATGGCGAGCGCGTCGGCTTCGTTGTCGTCGAGGGGGTTCCAGCCGCGTTGGCGGCACCCGGCCATGACGGCGATCTTGAGCCCATCGCGCCCGCCCTTCTTCGGCCACGAGCGGCCCAGAAACAGCCGCCGCACGTTGGACGCCATCGCCTCGAACACTGGAATTTCGCGCGCCTCGCAGATCATTTCGGTGACGCCCGCAAGGCCCTGAAGCTTTCGCGTCGTCGCGAGGTTCGTCATCTTCGGCAGGATCGGCGCTTCGAAGACCACCTCTGTCGGCTTCTCTGCCTCAAGCTTAGCCTCGAACCACTCGGCCCAGTGGAGAAGGTAGCGCCCGATATTGTCGCCGGTTCCAGGCAGGCCAAAGACGCCAGAGCGCGGCATTGCGATGCCGTCGCCGATGGCCCAGCCCGAAACGGTTGCGATGTCGAGCGCTAGGACTTTCATGCGGCCGCTTCCGCCTGGGCGTCGTGGCCATTGGTCTTTTGCGCGGCGATCTGTTCGTCGTCGGGCCACACGTTCTGGGCGTCCGGGTCCGGATGCTCATCGCCTGCATCGCTGCCAGAGCTTTCAGCGGCGGCCGGCGCCGCACCCTTGGTCAGCGCCTCGATGTTCTCGGCCTGCCCGATGTGCCAGCCCTGAAGCCAGATTTGCCCGTGCGTGGTGTTCGCGTCATACGCCGAATCCGATTGGCTCTTCGCGGCCAGCCCGGCTTTGTAGCCCTCGTCGAAAATCTCGGCCTTGCGCGATAGTTGGCCGGTCGCACCGAACAGGTCGAATTGAATGCCTTTGTTCATGACCTCGTTCAGCGCGGCCATCTGCTTGAACGTCGACGCGCGATCGTCCTCGTCCATCTTCTGGAACTTCTGGATCAGGCTGATCGCATTCAGGTTGATGCCGCATTCCTTCGCCATCTTGCGCTTGGCTTGGTGTTCCGCGGCCTTCGATTGCGCCGCGGCCTTCGCCGCCTCGATCTGCTCATAATGGTGGCGCAGATCGACAGGACGCGGGCCATTGGATTTCAGTTCCGTGACGATGCGCGGGCCGGCCGGTTTGGCTTGGGGTTCGCCAGCCGTCGCCTTGTTGAAGGCGCGCTCGGCCTTCGCGCGGCCCTGCCGCTTCATAGTTCCGGAGACATCGGTATCGGCAGTGAGTTTTCGGGCCAAAGTGTAGATCCTCGGTTGGGGGTTGAAGGCACGCAAAGTGAAGTTAGGGGGCCACCGCCCATGCGCTTTTCATCCGGTCGCGAACAAAGACGACGTCGCTGTCGATGTGCCCGCCATAGGGACCGGCCAACGCTTGGAGGGGTTCCGCGCGAGCGGCCTTCTCGTCTGCGTAAAAGCGGTGGATGAGGACAGAGCCCGAGGGCCGCGAGATCGTGACGACGCGCTTGGCCAGGGTCAGATCCTCGGGCCTCGTAACGCCGATGTCGTAGCGGCTGCCGTCGGCTCGTTTGTCGGATAGATCGCCATCGCGGCGCAGGCGCTGCACATCGGCTTCGACCGTCGATATCGAAACGCCCAAGGTGCGCGCGATCGCCGGGGCACGCTGGCCTTCGAGATACATCGTCATCACGCGCGCGCGGCGCGCTTTGATTTGGTCCGTGATGTGGCGAGGGCGGCTCATTGCTGACCTCCCATCAGGCGCATCAGGTCGTTCATGCCGCGCGCGGTGTTGCCCTCGTCCAGGAAGCGCCGGATTTCTGCGGCCAAACGCGGATCGCGCTGCGCCAGCAACAGAAACGTCGGCACGCTTCCGAGTTTTTCGCGGCAACGAATGTCCTCGATCGTGCGTGGCGCGATGTCGGTTTCGCGCGCGACTTCCTTGGTCACGCCTTCTGTCGCTGCGACGACAAATGGCCGAAACCGCATATTCACCGTGTTATTGCGCGAGTTAACCGTGTTCGCGCGGGTAGATTTTCCCATGCCTTCCTCCGCATCCTGACGATGTGTCGTCGTCGTGTTTGCGGAAGAAAGAGCCAGGACGGGATGTCGAGTCCTGTCCTGGCCAAGGTGGTGGGGGGATTGCCCATCAAGGGCGGGTGCGCGAGGCGGTGGCAACGCCGGGTTAGGCCTCAAGGGTGAGAGTGCAGACCCTACAGCCGTTTCCGGGATGCTAGCCGTACCGGCGCGCCCATCCTTACGGGTAGGGCCGCCTCGCGTTTCGTAGGCCGATGGTTCGGCCAATCTTGGAAGGGCTGTCATATGGTGCCCCTCAGTTCGCAGATTTTTTCGGGCGCAGGCGCTGGCGGCTTGGGTCGCTGCATTGACCAAGAAATCAGCGACACCGCCAGAAATGCGGCGGCGAAAGCAAGCCATGCGTCCCAGCGGTTTGGCATGGCCCTACCCCGCGATTGCGATGATGGTTGCGAGGATGCACGCGACGATGACGGCCAAGAACCCGGCAGCGACGGCCCATTCGACCAGCGTCAGCGGTTCGTCCGTGTACGGCGGCTCATCCCAAATCTTGTCCCAGTCTTCGCGCATGGCTCACTCCGCTGCTTGGATTTTGGGCTCGACCGGGTAGATGTCGGGGCGCAGCTCGTGGCGGGAGACTTCGTTCCCAGCCTCGCGGGTCGCGCGCTCGATCGGCAGGACCCATTCGGCGGGGGCCCGGCGCTGCTTGTTCAACCAAGTCCAGATCGTGGACTGACGCAGACCAAGGGCCGTAGCCGTGTCCGACTGGCCCCCTAGGATTTCTATTGCACGCCGAAGCGCGTCTTGAGGAGAAACGGTGGTCATGACCGGGAATTACCGTTTTATCGGTCTTACGTCAACCGGTAATTCGGTAAAGACTGCACTACCGACGCAGCGGTAACGTTTATGGATGGAAACGATTGGCGACAGAGTGAAGGCGGCGCGGGAGGCCCTTGGTCCGGGATACGGTCAAGATTGGCTGGCAAACGCGGTAGGTGTGCGGCAGTCTACGGTTTGGGCTCTGGAAGCAAACAAGAGCCAGGGAACAAAGCATCTCTTAA